TTTCTCTAAGTCTTCGACCTTATGAGTCAAGACTGCAATCTCTTTATCCTGTTTAGCATCAATTTCAGTTATCTTCGTTGCTACTTCGTTCAGAGTCGCCATCTTTCAGTTCATCGAAAGCCATACCCATTATATAGGCAATATAATAACCAACTCCAGCAAGAAGTATTATAAGAGAAATTACAACACTCCAAGTTACATCATTTACGTCATTCAGAGGTCTCAGCAGTAAGTTCATCGCATCCTTCCGTCATAGTTGTTGCGAGTTCACCACCAACTTCAGCACCTGTATCCTGACCCAACATGGCAATCCATCCGGCAGCAACCCATCCTATATATGGAATTCCACTTAAAAATGATGCGGCAGAAGCACCGATACTAGCACCGACTATTCTTCCCGTCGATTCGCCACCACCTGCCGCCTTTATACACTCTTCTCTTTTTGCACTCAACTTTCCCCCGGCACCTCCACCCATATGGCGGGCACCATCCATAGTATATTGCTCATAAGTAGTAATCTCAGATTCACCACCAATACCAAATAACCCATTAAATTTTTTAATATCTCTAGTAGTCGTCATGACTTTAGGGTCATTACCTTTATATTCAATTACATATCCATCCTTACCTGCACGAATGACATAAGAGCTATACTCATTCAAAGGCAAATCTATTTTTGGAATTTGTGTTCTGTCCATCAAGTGACCAAGAACACCAATATGTGCTGCTCCAAATACAGTTCCAACACCGAGAACCACCCACTTAAAAATAGACTTTTTAGATGGTTCTGGTGTTGTTGATATTTCCTTTTCGACTTGGTGCGAATTAAACATAATTCATCACTCAACTTTTTCTTTTTTTGCCTCCTCTTTCACTTCTTCCTTCTTATCCTTCTTAGTCGGAACGACCCCGAAAGTAGCTAAAGTCCCAGTGAACACGCTGGCGATGAAAGTTGGATCGATATTCTTTTGTGGAACACCAGGAATCGTTACATAATTAAGTGTAAGAATTGCTGCAGACCACGATAAAATAACAACACGCACTAACGCAGACAGACCTTCATCTGCCCAGTCAAATTTATTTTCCTTTTTGGCATCCTCTTTTTTAGTCAGTTTTGAATCTGTCATTTAAAAAAGAGTGAGGCTCAGTTATTTATGGTTTAAGTAAATCTACTGTGATGTTTGTGTGTTGGATTTGATTGAATCTTTGACATAGAGTTGTACTAGATTCATGATTCCATTTATGATAAGTATTTTTTAATTGTTGAGTGTAATCAGGACTGTCGCAGGATTTCATTTCTTCGGCAACGATGGTCTTGATTAACACATCTCTTGTTAAATTGGACATGTTTGAAAATTGCTTTCCAACAGAGAATCCACCATTATAACACTAAAGAGTTTCGCAGGATTCTCCTTGGGTGGTCTTTTCCTTGTAGGAATGTTACTATTTAGACATAAAACCTTCTTCTACAAGATATTTACGGGTCAAAGGTGTCGGTTCATAAATTTCCCACATAGCACCAGTAGCACAAGCAGAGAGTGCATCAGCTGTCATTCCTTCAGTCTTACCTGCCCATGTTGCTTCTGCTTCCCAAGGTACAGCAGACTTGGGATAGGTACGCTCTACCATCTCACGCCACAGTGGAGGAACATCTTCTTCTGGTTTGATGATAGCAATCAAACTATTATCAATCGTTCCTGCCATACAATCTTGTGCCGCGTGCCATCCTTCATGACGCATCACAGACATAAGAACACCAGGACGATGCATAAAGGATTTATTCAGAAAAAAGTTATTACCAACGGTATGATAAACACCACGGTGTCCAACAGGAAAATACTTTTCGTCTGCTAAAAACACCTCAACTCCGATCTGGTCAAGAGAAACGAGCATGTTGTTGAACTCGTCAGCAACAATACTATAATCACTATCGGGATGAACATCAGCAATAGTTGCGATACTTTCGACTCTTTGGACATCTTTAGTGCATTCTCGAAGGAGCATACAACCCATAGAGTCCATAGTATAGAATTCTTTAGGAGTTTTTGCTTCTCCCGCAAATGCAGGAGAAGCAACAAGAATCATAGCAAGAAGAAATTTTTTCATGTGTAATAATCCTCATAATATTTGACAATACCATTTGTATTTACATTGCCCTGTGAAACCCAATCATGAACACATTCGTAAATACTTTGGTTAGAGTATCTAGGTGATCCATCAGAACATATCTCTGACCCAAATCTTTTGAGAAGAACATTTAAGGCACTGGTTCTCAATGACATTTTAGTGTCATTATAACGCCAATCTTTTTCACTCATTTTTTAAATTGCCCCATACCAGTTCCGGAGTTCCAACCACCAGGGCCTTCATGAAAGTTTTCAGAACCACCAATAGGATTTAAATTTAGAGTTGTATTCTGATTCTTGGTAGCAATCTCATACATTTTCTGATGAATATCTTCTGATTCACCAGTTACCAAGAATTGCTCTTCTCGTTCCTGACGTTTCATTTCAAATTCTTGCTTCATGTAATCAATCTGTTTTACAGTTTTCATAGGAGCAGAACCAAACCAAGGGTCATCTTCAAGATACATTGGTGCAGGAACACCAATGTATGAAGGAGAATTCATTTCATCACAATCAACTTCTTCTTTATCAATTGAACAATGAATATTCTTTTTTTCAAGAAGAGAAGTTTGTGTCTCGAATTTTTCTTTCACTGTTTTGATTGTGTTTTTGATTGCGTTTTTGATTTTGATTTTGTTCAAAAATGTTGTCATGCTAGTACCATTTTTTTAGTGTAGTCATATGCATAATGTTCACGATATCCTTTGATTCCCCATCCTAACCAATAATAGGCAGGAACCATGTACTGACGGACAGTTTGGCCACTGCCCTCAAACATAGGTAGATATCGTTGGAATATATTTTCGTTAATCATATATGCAGTCTGACCCTCAAGTGTGGAAGGATCATAACCATATTTTTTAGCAAACCTACCAAGGTTATTATAACGATTCATTGTGGTCCACTGAATAAGACCATAACCCCCACGATGGCAAGCGTTGTAAGAAACTCTAGCCCCTCCCTCGCATATGTTGGGATGGAAGTTGCTCTCTGACTTAATGTTTCCCATGATAGTCGCAAGAGCATTTCTATCTGTAATGCGGGTTTTTTCTTGAAGTTGTTCAAGGACATATTTTTCGTTTTCATTACACCCTGGACACTTCCAAGTTTTCTTTACTATTTTAATAGGTACTGCTTTCTCTTCATTTACAGAAACATCAACCTTGGGAGGAGAATCAATTTGATTGATTGAAGGATAAGCACATGCTGCTGGAATGGAAAGTGAAAGCAGCCCAAAAAGAATTTTGTTAAGCATTAAATTAATAAAGTACGACATCCGTCATAAGAATATAATATTCTTCACGGCACTTGGTTATTTAGAAAAATAGCCATAATCCTTTCGCATATATCTGCCAAGGATGTTGGAATTATAGTATGCCGGTTCTCCATTGTCAAGTGACTCGGATAAGACGTTATTTAAGAATAACTGTTTGGTTTCTTCATAATTACAAAGACCTTTAGTTTTATGTAAACTTAATATCTCCCTACTAAAAGTCTCTTTACCATACTTTTTTATATCTTCTTTTAATTCCGGACAAGAACCATAATATTTCTTCCAATCAGATTCTTGTTTTACTTTTCTTTTCTTTCCAGGAGGTTTTCTAAACGACCAGAAATACTTTCTACCAATGTACGATCGTCCGTTGGACTTATTGGTAATGTAATAGACAAAACCAAAGTAATCCATAATATCATCAGACTCAAAAGGTTTCTCTTCATATATCCATGGATTTTCATAACTCATCTTATAGAATTCAATGAGCTATTATTTATCTTTAACGGCGACAAACCTAGTCTACTCATAAAAAAAGGGCCCGTCAAGGCCCAATAAAAAAGAGGGTTTTGAAACCCTCCTTAAAAATTATATCAAAGACTAAACCCAGCAAAGGTGTCTTTGGTTATATCTTGTTTAATTCCACCAACAACATAAGATTCAACTTCAGTCTCTTGAGGTGCTACCTGAAGACCTTTAGAAGAAATCCAATGTTGAGTCCATGGAAGTGGGTTATTGCTTGCTGCAATGTCATACACAGGTCTCATACCGATTGCTTTCAACCTTCTGTTTGCAACCCATTCTACATATTTTTGAAGAAGTTTATCGTTCAGACCAATCATAGAACCATCCTTGAACAGATATTCTGCCCAGCGTTTCTCTTCATTTACAGCATTATCAAACATCTTATAGAGCCACTCTTCTTCCTCTTTAGCAATTTTCTTCATGTCTGGATCATCTCCAGTTTTCCATTTATTTAAAATATTTTGAGTAATTGCTAAATGCTGATTTTCATCTCTTGCGATAAGGCTAATAATTTTTGCACTTCCTTCCATGAGTTTGAGTTCGCCAAAAGCAAAACTACATGCAAAACTAACGTAAAAACGAATACCCTCAAGAATATTAACGTTTGCAACTGCTCGATAGAGTTTGCGTTTGAGTTCATATCTGCCCTCTAGTGCGGTGGGAACTTGCTCTAATGCGTGCTTCCATTCATTTCCATTATCATACTGATGTGCATGATTAATGAAATCATTATAACCAGATGTCACACTATAAGCACGTTCCATAATACGTTCATCTTTCAGAATCGTATCAAAGACCTCTGATGGATCTGAATACACATTCTTAATGATGTAAGTATAAGAACGACTATGAATCATCTCCATAAACTCCCAAACCTTCATACAGGCTTCCAATTCTGGAAGAGAGCAATATGGAGCAAATGCCATACCAGGACCCCGACCCTGAATAGAGTCAAGCATCACCTGATACTTTAGATTGGAAGTAAAAATATGTTTTTGTTCTGGTCGTAAAGAATGATAATCTCCACGATCTTTTTGAAGGGAGATCTCTTCAGGTCTCCAAAAATATCCTAATTGTTGTGTTGTAAGTTTATCAAATACTGGATACTTGTAAGAATCATATCGTTGAACTCCAAGAGGTTTTCCAAAAAACATTGGTTGTTTTTTAGTATCAACTTCTTCAGAATTGAAAACTGTCATCGAATCAACCATCATACCATTATCTTCTTTGTTTGTTTTAAATCTTACAAGACTCACAATCTTCCTCCGTTGAATTTTCTATCTCTGATAGTATACTTTCTAGTGATGATTTTGCTTCTTCCACTTCATCAGTTTTAATATCATAAGTATTTTGATAATAACTGGTCTTCCAACCGTACTTATATGTAGTCAAAAAGTCTTGTGCCATAGTTGACACAGGAATTTCGTTGTTTGGATAATTCTCTGGATTGTAACTCCAATTACCAGAAATTGCCTGGTCAAAGAATTTTTGCATCACCGAAACAACGTTGATGTAACCACGGTTAGATTTCATCTCCCAAAGAAGGTCATAGTGATTCTTAAGAGATGTATATTGTGGAACAATTTGCTTAAGAGGTCCTTTCTTTGATTTTTTAATGGACAAGAAATCTCTAGGTGGTTCGATTCCATTTGTGGCATTTGACACAACGGAACTGCTCTCCGAAGGCATCTGTGCGGACAGTGTTGAGTTCCGTAAGCCATGTTCCAAGATAGATGCTCTAAGACCTTCCCAATCATGCTGGTAATTTACTGAAGAAATTTCATCAACATCACTTTTATATGTATCAATTGGAAGAATTCCATCAGAATATTTGGTGCGACCAAAGTATTCACAATGACCTTTCTCTTTAGCAAGTTGATTAGATGCTTTTAAGAGATAGAATTGGAAAGATTCAGACAGTCCATGAACTGCATCCCATGCTTCTTGAGAATCATATTTGAATCCCAGTTTTGCCAAATAATGAGCCAACCCAATAAAACCTACACCAAGAGATCTACGTGCCTTGGTGGCGATTTCTGCGGCAGCTACAGGGTATTTCTGATAATCAATCAATTCATCTAATGCTCTCACAGAAAGATCACAAAGATTCTCAAGTTCATCATCAGACTTAACCTTTCCAACATTAACTGCAGATAAAATGCAGAGTGCAATTTCTCCTACAGTATCGTCAATATGTTGAAGGGGATAAGTTGGCAACGTAATTTCTTGACACAAATTACTCATCTCAATCTTATCTTTGAAAGATGAATGAGAGTTGCAATGATCGATATTCATAATATAAACACGACCAGTTTCTGCCCTCTCCTTCAGCAGATTTAGGATTAGTTCCTGTGCCCCAATAGTCTTTCTTGGAACATCTTGAGCTCGTTCATAACCCATATAGAGGTCATCAAACGAATCAGTGCCAAAAGCATCATACAAACCTGGAACGTCATGAGGACTGAAGAGAGAAATCTCTTGATTTTTGATGAATCTTTCGTAGAAGAGTTTAGAAATTTGGATGCTGTAGTCCAGTTTTCGGACACGATTATCTTCTGTCCCTTTATTATTTTTGAGTACAATGATATCCTCTATTTCTTGGTGCCAGATTGGGAAGTGGACAGTTGCTGATCCACCTCTGATGCCATTTTGTGTGCAGCAACGGACAGTTGCTTCAAACTTTTTGAGAAATGGGATAACGCCTGTGTGCTGTACTTCTCCGCCTCTGATTTTAGCGTTGATGCCACGGATTCTGCCTGCGTTGATACCGATTCCCGCCCTTTGTGCAACGTATCTGCCAATAG